GTTTAAGAAAATCTACATCATCAATATGAATGAAAGGTACACTAGTCGTCTCTTTATCAGCCATAGTGTAAGGTATACCATGCTCACGTAAAACATTAGAAATAGTAGTGTGATTAAAATCTTTCAGAGCTGAACTCATTGCATTATCGTCACCTAGTGTGATTAATGCAACGTTATCTCTAAAAGTGGTAAGTGGTTTATCTTTAATTATATTCTTGTAAGCATAGCGTATGTATAGTGAGTTTGAAATACTATTGATAATAACGGTTACTGGTGTTCCAGATGAATTACCACCAAAGAACTGGATGACATCACCATTCATATTAGTAACAGGAAAAGCAATATCCGTGGCTATTCCACGTATTATTAATCTATCCTCATAAGATAAAGGCTCATGTGTCTCCATCAATTCTTGCAACACATAAAAATCACATCTAATTAATGCAGCAGGCATATTCTTATCATATGCTGAATAATCACCAGCTATCATATTATTCTCACCATATGTACATAGATACTCCTTTAGCTTACCCCAATCTTGAGAGTAACAGTTCATTCCTACAGCACATTCACTAATAAAATTGTTCTTCATAATGGCACGGGTTATTTTCAAAAATTTCATCCGTACAATGATACTAAATGCTACATCACATGCAGTGAATATGCGTGTTTTACCAATATCTCTTTTTGATTGTTTTATAGCTTCATCTTTCAATGTTGCATTAAACAAAACACACGCACGTTGACCTAATTTATAACATTCAATAATCCTCTCCATTACATCAATTACCTCGGGATTAGGCATAAAGTATTCTTCACCAGTTTCCAAGTCTATTTTTGTATGAAAATATTGATTCTTAGCCCCAGGAAAGAACATACCACCTGAAGTACTCATGGGTAAAATATTAATGAAAGAATCTCCATGTATACCATTAACTGCCACTCGCAAATCAACAGGTCCACAGTCTATCAACCATCCTGTATCCCTCTTAAGATCTGATACATAAGCAGTGGCACAATCCAATAGATCAATAGATGAGAAATGGGGTGTAATATTAGCTTGATCTTCTGCAGCCACTGAGAAAGGATTATACCAATGACCATTAATAAACTCTGGTATCATTAGTGGTGCCACCAGAGTGTTATGATAATTAAAAGTAGTACAGAT